TCAGGGATAGATAGCACGCGTCGGAAACGCGTATATTTTCTCTTAAAGCTTATATCTCTCCGCTCGTCAGGCGGGTACCCCCGGACGGAAGTCCAGGAGGTGTCAATCATGCTCGTGGTACGTCGGTTAGTGAGACGAAGCCCGTAGAAGTCAGTTAGTGAGCCGATTATCGAACTTAGGTTCGAGAACCAGTCCACTACGAAACTAAACGGGATAGCCTCATTTATCCATTGTACTGGGTTAACTAAACCCAATCTGTTCGCTAGCCAGATATCTGGATTCGTGACTGCCACGTCGACAGCACAACGAACAGAAGCAGTGAAGTCGTACCTATTCGAACTGAAGTAGGACCCAGGGGTCCCATTCGAGTAGAGTGCGTTCTTAGAGACCTTAGCGCCACCACGGATGGTGCGCGTAGGGAGTGGGGACTGCAAAATCTCCACGGTGCTATATATATCGGACATAAGGGGGCTCACGCCATAAGACCACAGCAGCCATGCTGAACCTGCGGTTTTGGCGAGGGTCCTCCCATCCGGATACACGATAACACGTCTCCTGAAACGGTAGGTTTTCCTTTTCCGTCTCCTCACTGTAACGACTGTCTTTTCCTCGTATGGCACTTTCAGGACACTGGCCACACCCATAAGGTTACCCCTGCGGGCGTGGTTCGCGGCCTTGAGTATTGTTTCGAGGAAGGAGCAGAGCATACCGAACGTATCCTTGCGCTCGGCCGTGGAGGTTGCCCCCCACGAGGTAGCATCACCCAACCTAGAAATCATCCTCTCGTACGCGCGGTTATTAGCCGCGACGACCGTTGGAGCGAACATCTCGGAGTCTTCTTCGTGCAGTTCAACTGACGCGTCGAAGCCCGTAGATATGTTCTCTTCATCACCAGTGAAGGTGAAAACGGAGTCGAGGGACACATAGGGTGTTGGAGTATCGTAAGGCTTTCGCTGCTTATAACCGCTCTTGATTCGGTACCGAATTATGCGCCCAGTGGCGTTACGATTCGAGAGGACTCTTGAGTAGTAGAAAAGCGCTTTTGCCATGGATAACACTCCAGTGATGAGTTGATGTTGGTAACTTCCGAGAGGAAGCTGACAGGAGCTACCTGTCAACCCAGTTAAAACACCGATGCCGCTAGCTAGGCGGAATCACTATGGTTTAGTGATGGTGATTTAACAAACCGGGAACCACCCGGTAGAAGTGACGTGACCCATTCTCTCCATATCTCAGTTTACGGTTAGACCGTACCTGCGTAATCCACACGTCGTGGAACCGCAGGCTATAGACTGAGGGAGAGG